TGGGCCATCGCACAAAGCGAGATGGACTCGTGGGCCAAAGACGGAGCGTTCCCGTATGACAAAGAACTGCTGAACCTGCTGATGCAGACGGGCAACATGAAGGCTATGTCCCGAGAAACGGGCATCCCGTACCGGAGCATCATTTACTCAATAGAACAGGCCAAGGCCAAAATTAAAACCGCAATCGAGTCCAATGGATATACTGGTCTATCCCATCCTGATTAGTGCCTTGGCGACCCTTGCGGTCGTGGAGTTCCGGGTGCTGCCCCAGTGGTTCTACGCTTTGCCCTTCGCCAAGCGGAAGCCGTTTTCGTGCATGACCTGCTTTGGGTTTTGGATGGGGGTTGTCCTGACCCTGCCGACCTGCCAATGGTACTTGGCCCCTATCCTCGGCCTTGCCTCATCCGCCACCGCAATAATCATCCGAGAATGGACCTTCAAATGACCAACGACCAGTTCGTAATTGCCCAAAAGCATCGCAAGTACTGGGACCAATACATCGCTTCACTGACGATGCGACTGCCACCCGATGCGGTTGGTGAACTGCAAGCCATCCTCACGGCTCACGGACGACCGCCTACAAATTGGTGGTGTGCGGACTGCGTAAAATCGGCCCTTCAATACATTTACCTACAAGCGGACCTGTTCCTCGAAGTAAACCAAAACACCATAACCCACCCCCTGAATGCCCCTGCCAATCCCGAACAATAACGAAAGCAGAGAAGGCTTTATCGGTCGTTGCATGAGCAATAACCAAACCAATGCAGAATTTCCCGATACGGCTCAACGGCTTGCGGTTTGTGGCTCAACGTGGGAGAATCACAAGAGGCAGCAGTTCGAGTCTTATTCCGACTACGGTCAAGAGATTCGGTCGAATGCCAAGCGAGGGATAGAACTCAACGAACGCAACGGGAACAAGTGTGCCACCCAGACGGGCAAAGTCAGGGCGCAGCAGTTAGCAAATGGCGAACCCATCTCGGTCGAAACCATCAAGCGGATGCACTCCTACCTCTCAAGGGCCGAAACCTACTACGACAACGCAGACGATACCTCGGACTGCGGTTACATTTCATACCTACTATGGGGTGGCAAGTCGGCTCTCTCTTGGTCAAGAAATAAACTTAGGGAACTTGGCGAACTCGAAGGCGAAGGATGACGAAGCCCAAGTGCAGGCTCGGATGGACTCGCTTATGATGGTCATTACCACCCTCTGCGACTGCATCGGAGCGGTGGACGATTCCAATGCCCCGAACCAGTACGAAGTGAAAATGAAAATCGTAAACAAGATTAGCGACCTAATCGACAAAATCGAATACTAATGGCAGGCCGACCCCCAATTTGGAATACCCCAGAAGAACTGTGGGCTGCGTTTGAGCAGTACCGAGCCGAGAACAAGGCCAACCCTTACCGGGTGCAGGACTACGTCGGCAAGGATGGGGTCATGGTTTACCGGGACAAAGAGCGTCCAATTACCTTTCGGGGCTTTGAAGGATGGCTTGCAGAGAACGGGGTTTGCTATGACCTTTCGGATTACAGGAAGGGGACTACGGACCTGCACAAGACATTCTCCCCAATCATTACACGCATAAGGCTGACCTGCGACAAGGATATGCTGGAGGGTTCAAGTGCCGGGGTTTACTCGGCCAACATCGCATCTCGTCTGCTTGGCTTGGTTGACAAGCAGGAGAACACGGTCCACATCGAGCAACCCCTGTTTGGGGATGGACTTTAAGTACACGACCGCCATCAGGCGAATCCGCAGGATGAAGGCCCGGAAGAAGGTCATCCAAGGCGGAACAAGTGCGGGGAAAACGCTCGCCATCCTTGCGGTCCTCATTGACATCGCAGCAAAGAACAAGACCGAGATTTCGGTAGTTTCCGAATCCATCCCCCACCTAAGAAGGGGTGCAATCAAAGACTTTGCGAAGGTCATGCAATGGACGGGCCGATGGGTCGCAGACCGATGGAACAAGACCCTGCTCACCTATCACTTTGCCAACGGTTCAATCATCGAGTTCTTTTCGGCTGATTCCGAGGCAAGGCTCCGAGGGGCAAGGAGGCAGGTCGTTTACATCAACGAGGCGAACAACATCGACTTTGAATCTTACTACCAGTTGGCAATCCGTACAAGCGAGGCCATTTACATCGACTTTAACCCGACCCACGAGTTTTGGGCGCATACGGAGGTCCTGCCCGAACAGGATGCAGAACTGGTCATCCTTACCTACAACGACAACGAGGCTCTGCCTGATACCATCAAGCGGGACATTGAACTGAACCGCACCAAAGCCGAAACGAGTGCCTATTGGGCGAACTGGTGGAAGGTCTATGGCCTCGGTCAGGTCGGGACGCTACAGGGTGCGATATACGAGGACTTCGAGGTGGTGGAGGGTATCGATGTCAGCCGTGCGAAATTCGTCGCCCTTGGGCTTGACTGGGGCTTTAGCAACGACCCAACCGCACTCGTAGCAATCTACCGCCAAGGGGACTGCCTGCTGATTCAGGAACTGCTCTACTCCACGGGTCTAACCAACCAAGACATCGCAGACAAACTGCGGTCCTTGGGCATCACAAGGGCTTGGGAGATAGTTGCGGACTCTGCCGAACCCAAGAGCATCGAGGAAATCTACCGCCTCGGATTCAACATCAAGCCAGCAGAGAAAGGCCCCGACTCGGTCAGGAACGGGATAGACATCCTCAAGCGGTTCAAATTGCAGGTGACCAAGGATAGCACCAACCTTATCAAAGAACTGCGGTCCTACACTTGGGCCACCGACAAGGAAGGCAAGAACACAGGGGTCCCCATAGACTCTTTCAACCACGCCTGCGATGCGATGCGATACGTGGCACTCAACAAGTTAAGGGTCAGTAACTCGGGGAAGTATGTTGTGGTGTAACTTTGCCCCATGAACACGGAACGCATCATCGACCTGCTCATCGAAATCGGCAAGACGATTGCAGCCGTTTTCTTTATCCTCACCCTTCTAACCCTCCTTTGGACCTTATGAGCGAGTTTAAAAAATACCGAAGAAAGCAAATTGCGGAACTTCGGTTTTTTCAGGAAGGCGAAGAATTATCCGAAAGAATATCAATATCGCAAGCCGATAGGGATAATGGAAGCCCAAATGTTGGGGACATGATTGCCCGAAACCCTAAGAACCATGACGACCAATGGCTCGTTGCAAAGCAGTATTTTGAGGACAATTTTGAACCAGTCAATTAGTTTATGAAAGTCATCCACTACTACCACATCTACTGCGGAGGGAATTGGCAGTTAATTCTGAACCAACACATGATGGCGGTCTGCAATTACGGCCTCATCAACGTCTTGGATGAGATAAGGGTAGGCATCGTCGGTCCACCCGAACAACGCAAGGCGGTCAAGGAGGTGCTGGAAGGCTCGATGGTTGCGGATAAGGTCAAGGTCGTGGTTACCCGAACCAACGCTTGGGAGCAGGCTACACTGAATGAAATGTACTGGGCAAGCCAAGAAGAGGAAGCCGTGTACCTATACGCTCACACGAAAGGGGCAAGCGACCCTTCTTTGATAAACCAGTTGTGGAATCGCAGCATGACCTTCTTCAACGTCGTGGCTTGGGAGCGGTCCCTGCAACTGCTTGAAGGAGTGGATGCAGTCGGATGCCATTGGATAACCAAGGAGCAGTTCCCTCACACGGCGGACCACAACAACCCGGAAGGCTACCCCTACTTTGGTGGTACTTATTGGTGGGCCAAGTCGTCCCACATCAAGCAACTGGGTGAGCCTGTACGGGAACATCGATGGCAGGCCGAACATTGGATTGGCAAGAAGCCCGACACGAAGGTTCACGATACCAACCCCGGATGGCCGGGTCCCGAAAAATTTGTAATCACATTTTAGAATGAAGGTCCCTATCCTCATTACCAACTTTAATCTTTTCACTTGGCCCAAGGCAATGGTCAAGGAACTGCAACGGATGAAGGACTGTGGTCCTATCATTATCATTGACAACGGTTCAACTTACCGCCCGACCTTGGAGTGGTACGATTCGCTAAAGGGGAATGAGGACGTTTCGGTAGTTCGTACCGGGCAGAACTTGGGACATCTTGTGGCATGGAGGCTCGGATTTGACAAACGCATCAAAGCCGATTTTGGCTATCCAGACTACATCGTAACCGACCCCGACCTCGACCTTTCGGGATGCCCTGACGACACCATCGTACGGATGCGTGAACTTTGGTACGATTCGCCTTCCTACCCCTACATCTACCGGGACGAAGAAGCCAAGGACTTTAACGGGGTGCAGTTCAACGTCAAGGACAAGATTGGCCTTGGCATTTGTGTTGACGATGTTCCCGAAAACGCCCTATTCTTCCAACCTGCTGAACATCGCTACCACAAGCAACCGACCTATGGCAACCTTCGCTTGGCTCCAGTTGATACGACCTTCGCCTTCTACCATGCCGACACCTATCAGGTCTGCATTAGCGGTGCGAGGACGATGACCCCCTACGAGGTCAGGCATCTGCCCTACTACATTACCCCCTTAGAGATGGAGTCGGACTGGGAGTTTCGGCAGTACCTTGACAAAGCAAACCACTCCAGCACGGCTAAAAAAATAGCCGATGGACTTCAAATAGGATAATATGCCATACTCACACCCATTCCACAAGGACTTTGTTGGCAACCATATCCGCTCAATTCTAACCGAATCCGACCGGGTTCTTGACGTTGGTTGCGGTTGCGGAACTTACGCCCTACTGCTTCCCGACATCAAAATGGATGGCATCGAGATTCACGAGCCGTATGTCAGCCGATTCGGTTTGCAGGACCTTTACCAAACCCTGCATATTGGGGATATTCGTGAATTTGATTTTTCGGCCTACACCTACCTGATTATGGGCGATGTCTTTGAGCATTTAACCTTTAACGAGGCGAGGGACCTGCTTACCCGAATGAATGGCAAGAGGGTCATGATTGCCGTGCCTTATATGTACAGGCAGGGCGAATGGGAAGGGAATGTGTACGAAACGCATTGGCAACCCGACCTGACCCCCGAAGTGATGGCGTTGAGATACCCCGAACTGAAATTGCTCGTTGGGGATGCGGTATACGGCTACTACATAAACTACTGACCTATGAAACTCCAAGACCTGACCATCGACCAGTTCCAACGCATCGGAGCCATTGAGTTCAGCAGCGTCCTTGGGGACTACGACAAGCGTGCAGGGGTCGTTGCAATCGTTGAGGGAGTGGATATATCACTTGTTCGAGAGATGTCCGCCAAGAGCGTCCTAAAGCGTTACAAGGCCATCATCAGCGAGTGGAATGCATTGCCTGCCCTTGGGTACAAGCGGAAGTTCAAAGCCGGGGGCAAGTGGTGGATTCCAACGGTGTTCACGGACGAGTTGACCGCTGGGCAGTTGATTGAACTCATGGACGCAAACACCACGGACGAAAAGCAACTGCTCCAAAACCTCCACCGCATCATGGCTACTCTATGCCGGGAAGGTGGTCTATTCGGATTCTTCCCCAAGAAATACGACGGGGCTGCCCATGCGGAGCGAGCCGAACTTATGAAGAAACACGCCAAGGTGGGCGACGTTTGGGGCGTTGTCAGTTTTTTTTTGCTAAGTTCAGAATCCTACTTGAAAGTTTTGAGCGACTATTCCAAGCACCTGATGACGAAGGCAGGGGAGTTGACGTAAGCCCTCTCGCTGGCTACGGATGGCTTATGGTGGTGTGGCGGATGGCAAACAAGGACGTGCTGAAATTCGATGCCATCTTTGCCATGAAGGCGGTGGAGTTCTTGAACTACGCCCTCCTGATTCACGACATTTTGGAGGCAGAGAGGATGGAGGCTGAAAGGGCAAGACGCAGATAGACAC